CGTGCCTGTTGCCGCTGTTGCAGATACTGTCGCAATCTCAGCAATGTTTGGCAGTGTCAATGCGGGTAGCGTTGTGGATGCAAGCGTTAATCGTGCCGCAGTTGTGGTTGTAGTCCCCACACCCAAATTCCCACTTGCATCCAGAGTCATCGCCTGAGTAAAGGTGATAGCGTTTCCTGCTGTGCCTGATGGGGCTGTGTACCAAATGTGCGCACCACTTGCTTGAGCATATTTACCAGCAAAACTAGATGCAATATATTTCTCGCTAGTTCCATCGTAGTATGTATTAGCCATCACATAAGCGGAATTTGAGTATCCGCTTAATGAAGCATTTTTTACTTGTAGGCCAACCTGCCCACCTCCCCAAGCACTCGGAGTAACTCCCAAGCCTAGATTTCCTGCTTGTGTCAAAGTCATCAAATCAGTATTTGAGCCTGCGTCTGTACTACGACCAAACAAGAAATCTCCCGCATAATGCTGGATATAACCTGTTTTCAAATCTGTTCCAGCGTTTGTCTGAGTCCATGTAAGTAAACAATTTCCACCAGAAGCCGCCACATTTAATTTACTTAAAGGACTACTTGTACCAATACCTACATTGCCGCCATTAGGATTGATAGCAATATCATCATAAACACCCGCCGCCGCAACTGCCTGAATATATCCATATTCACTTGTGACGTTGTAACCAATCTGCGTGTTGTATGTGGTTGCGCTGTTTCCAATTGCAATTGTTGGTGTACCGCTAGAGTACGAAAACAATGCTTCAACGCCCGCTGAACTTCCAGCAACATGAAGTTTTGTAGAAGGCGAACTTGTACCAATACCCAACCCTGTGCTGGTTAGGCGCATTTGTTCTGATGGTTGCGTGTTAGCCGCAGAAGCAACAACAAACTGAAATGAACTACCACCGCTTGCACCATCAATATTCAGATAAGCCGCAGATTGACTTGCGTTAAATATTGCGCCTGTAGATGGTGAACGATTTATAGAAACCTGTGCAAGGTTTGAAGTGCCTGTAAAGTACGCTGGAGTAGTGGCATTTACAATAATGTTAGCACCATCAAAAGTAAGCGCAGAGCCACTTGTCAAAACCTTTGAGCCATTCAGATAGGTTACTCCGTTGGCTGTGCCGCCAGAGAGGGTTGGATTGCCACCAAGGGTTAGGCTAGTGCCGTCAAACGTCAGGTTTGAAGAACCCGCAAAAGAGCCGCTTGAGTTATACTGTACTTGTGTATTAGAACCGCCGGGGGTCACTGGCGTGGTGGCCGCGTTAGAAGCCAACAACTTCACCGTGCCAGATGCGTTCTTAAAGTACAGCTTCTCATCAGTGGTGTTAAGCGCCAACTCACCAGCAACCAAGTTGCCAGCAGAAGGCGTAGCAGAAGCCGTAGTGCTGTAGTACAGCGAGATTGGGGTAAAGCCAGTAGCCGCCATTAGAAGGTTCCTCCGAAGATGCCAGTAGTGGCAGTCACAGTTGTAAATTTACCAGTAGATGCGGTCGTTGCGCCAATTGCAGTGCCATCTATTGCGCCGCCTGTGATGGCCACAGAACTTGCCGCTTGCGTTGACATGGTTCCTAAACCAGTGATTGCCGTGTTAGGAATCGTGGTCGATGCAGTCACCGCGCTTGTGCCATTACCAAACAAGTAACCTGAAAGCGTTGTAGCACCTGTACCACCATTTGCAACAGGCAATGCAGTGCCTGAATACGTAACAGCCAGTGTACCGCTTGTTGTGATTGGATTGCCAGAGACCGACAAGAATGCAGGAACAGTCATGTCAACACTTGTTACTGTGCCGCCATAAGATGGCGTGGCAGAGATGGTGATGCCACCAGCAGTGTTTGAGATGCTGACGTTCGTTCCAGCGGTTAACGTAGCCAGTGAATAGCCGGTACCATTACCGATAGCCAATTGCCCGTTGGTTGGCGTGGCTGTTAAACCTGTACCGCCATAACCAACCCCGATTGCAGTCCCATTCCATGTACCCGCTGTCAGCGTACCGACGCCTGTAATCCCAGTGTAAGAACCGCTTAAACGACCCGTAGGAAGCGTTCCAGAGGAAATGTTGGAGGCGTTGGTTGTGTCTGTTGTAGCAGAAGCTGCTAAGCCTGAAACAGCGCCAGAAGCAATGGCAATCGATGTGTTGGTGACCAAAGTCAACTGGCCTTGGGCGTTAACAGCAAAGACTGGAACTTGTGAAGCAGAACCATAGGTTGCCGCAGTCACGCCTGTATTTGAAATATTGAACGTCGTTGATGGGCTGAGGTTCAGACCCGTGCCTGCGCTGTAAAGCACAGAGGCTGAAATCTGTGAGAACGTAATCGCCGTTGTGCCAAATGTAATTACACCCGTAGTTGTGCAAACATACGTCTCGCCTGCCCCAGTATCACCAGCCTGAACAAAGAAAGCGTCGTTGTAGCCTAAAGCATTTGGGTCACGAATTCCGTATGTATTTGCATCCGTAGCGCGAGTTAGTACCCAATTGGTTGACCCGCTACCAACTGTTGTGACCGTATAGACACCATTTTCAGCTTGGTTGGTTTGGTTATATATCAACACACGCATGCCAACGGTTGTCAACACGCCATCAATAGTCAATGCAACTTGTGTGCCTGCATTGGTTAATGTAGCCCCAACGCCTGATGCGCCATTATTGTAAGTTGCATTCAAATTGCCTGCAGTATCGGGTGACTCAACGTAAACAGGGTTGTGGTATGAAATACCTTGCGTTACCAACCCATCAACGTAAGACTTATTCGCAATGTCCGTTGCATTTGTTGGCGTGGTGGAGACCGTACCAGTGGTGGTGGCCAATGACGTAAACGTGCCAGCCGCCGCAGTGCCTGCCCCAATTGGCGTATTGTTAATCGACCCGCCCGTGATCGTGGCCCCTGCAACCGTGCCGCCGGTAATAGCAACAGCCGACGCATTCTGCGTAGACATCGTGCCTAAGCCTGTAATGTCCGTATTAGGGATGGTTGCACTGGCAGTCATTGCCGAAGTGCCTGATCCCTTAACATAGCCTGTTAATGTATTGGCACCAGTACCACCATTAGCAACATTAAGCACGCCGCCTAAAGTAACCACACCACCCGTTGCAGATGACGGGGTCAATCCTGTCGACCCTGCGCTGAAGCTTGATACACCGCCTGCAGTACTAAACGCATTCCAAGACCCTGCGGCAAAGCCTTCAAATACTTGCGTGTCCGTGTTGTATCGAATCTGACCTGCAGCGCCTAATGGCTGTTGCGCCGTAGTGCCATTAGGCACAACCACGCCTTCAACACCAGGGAAAATAGCGTCATCAACAATGGAAATAGTAGGATTGCCTGCGCCATTACCATTAGCAACGGCAATTTGATTTGCAGTGCCTACGATTTGACGACCCGCAACGGTTGCACCGCCAACCACGGCCATCATACCCGTGCCGCCTAAAGATGCTACAGCCGCAGCAACCCCAGTCAACTGGAGCGTGGGGTTACCACCAGTACCATCAGCATTAGATACACTCAGGCCACTTCCCGAAGTTGCGATTTGCCTATTAATGAGCGTACTGCTGCTATCTTTAACAACAATACCGCCGCCCAAGGCATTAAGATCAGAGATGGCGCCTGTTAAGCCAATGCGATAATATGAAGTAGCGCCACCGTCAGTTAAACCTAATCCCGAGCTTGTGGATAAATATCGACTATTGGGAAGTGTAAGCTCTTGATCTTTTGTCAAGAACGTTGCAGTTAATGCAGGTGATGCAGCAATGGCCCCTGTAGTTGTCTGAACCGTAACACCGTTTTGCACAACAGGCACCAACTCGGTGCCTGTGATACTACCTGCTGCTGGCAGTTGCGTAATTTGTATATTGGCCATATTACGTACTCAAGTTATCACGGTGAAAGGTTATCGAGATTGCCGTTATTCTCAGGATCATCAACATTTTGCTCCGGAGAGAGATTGTATGTATTATACGGTCCGGTGATCAGCGAGTCTTGGTTTGCAGCCACACTGACATCAGGCCTAGGATATCTAAGCGCAATCTTTTCAGGTTGCCGCGCAGGAAGCCGGTATGGGTCAAACTGGTCTCTACACCCGTGGTCACAGACTTTCAAGCCCGGGAAGTTAGGGTCAGGTCCTAGTTCGACGTACGCTCTCTTCATGTGACATCTGTCACAAATTGCAATGCTTAAAACAGAATTGCCAAGAGTGTCAAGCGTACGTGGCATACTTACCTCGTATAGTAACTAATATTCGGAGCCCAGTAAATAGGAGACTTATCTCTTTCTTCCTGCTCCGCCATGTTCCAATACTTTTCGGCCTGTGCTTCAAGATAAGTGATTCGATCCGGCGCCACAGTGGGTAGCTCCATAGCCATCTGATGCGCAAGCATGTTCTGAACGGCAAGATACCATCGCTGAGGGATCTCGATCTCGCCTGATAAGTCACCTACATCCTGAATCTGGCGATGTCTCCAGACCACGATTTGTGGCGCGTATGATGAAGGCGCGGGCCACAAGTACATTGCAGGCTGGGGAATGTTGCGGTCAAACCAATATTGCAGTGGGTAAAGGCTTGTGAAGTTCTTATTTGGCAGGTTGGTGTAGTCATCACGATTCAACCGCGCAATAGGAATTTCATTGGAATTTGAGCCAAAAACTACTTGGTAGACACCCATATTGGCCCCTGCAGTTTGCAAGATTCTCCAATAGGGTGCGCTCTCTGAAGGCTCCAAGTCGTAGTAAAGCCACGTGCCAGCACTCCAAGTGACTGCTCCAGGGCTATAAACCGTTGTCCAGTTGGTATTATCCGTTGAAGCTTGAATCTCTATGGTCACTGAGCCGGATATTGCAGGTAAGATACCCACGGTGCCCATGTAGATGTTGTTTCCAGTCCCATTATTGATGCCAATATAGCCCGAGTTGTTGGTTAATTGGCAAATATTGGTGTATTGGGCATCAAAAGCGTTGGCGGCGTTGCCCGATGAGCTATACGCGCCTGTATTATTAGCCGTCACCGTGCGGTAGTTGGAATTTAAGACATCAACCGTGCCTACAGGCAAATAATAGACATACTTATCTGGGATAAGACCAATCACGGTCTTATCAATGCACCAATACTGAATCCCGCGATTGGCAAGATTGGAAAGTAAGTAGTACAAACTAACCTTGGCAGCATCTACCTGCTCATCCGTCAGTTCCTCGGCCAACTTTCCGGCGCGACGTGCGCCATGATCAATCAGTTTTTGAACCGAGATTGTAGTTTGACCAACTGTTCCACTAGTGCTCATACATTACCACCCTGGGCAGTTCCAACGTTTAAGAGATGCGGCCTTACGAGTAAGCTCGCCATTTTCATCGCGCTTAGGCCCCGGCATGCCGGACATTCTAGCACAAAATGAGGCTTTTCTTCCTGCATCAGCTTTAGTTTTTGGGTGCGGCGCAGGCGCTTTCAAATTAGAACCTGTTGCACGGTTGATCTTGTCGCGGCCTTTTTGTGTTAAGCCAGCCCCACGGCTTGTGGGTAGCTTCTCACCACGAGAGACTGAAAGTCTTGGCTCACCACCGTCTTTCATCTTTTGCGCGCCACGCTTAACAGAATATGCAATGGCAACAGCCTGCTTAACAGGCTTGCCAGCTTTCACCTCAGTTGAGATGTTTTTCTTAAAAGCCTTATCTGATTTGCTTTTAATTAAAGGCATGATTAGCCGCAGAAAATTGAAACAGCCGCGCCAGTTGGCAGTGTTACATGGATGTCAGTGTTGAATCGAATACCATTACCGGGCAACAACGTCGCAATCACAGCAGTATTGATTGTGATGTTTACTCGCAAACGCACAGTGCCTGAAGCACCCCCGTCACGGAAAACAATCTCACCTGCAGTGCCGCCTGAAGCTAATTGATAGCCACCAATATTTGTCGCGCCAGCATAAATTGTGCCTGTGGCATCAGCATGCGCGTTAAATACATTCGTCAATGTGCTCATAATAAATCCTTAAAAGGAAGGGGCCGAAGCCCCGACCTTGATTAGTAGCAAGAGCCGCCGGAAGCTTTTCCACCGCGCTTGTATTTCTGAATAACACCGCCGGTAGCGTATTTTTCAATAACACCGCCAGTTTTCAGACCTTTATGCGCCTTGGAAGCAGGCTTAGCTGCGTGAGCTGACATATCTTTTTTGATGCCCTTAATAGCTGACATCTCAGCTTTGTGCATCTTAGGAGTCTCAACTTCACCGCCCTTTTTACGACCCATCGGACCGGTTTCCATACGAGTGGGGATACCACCCATACCAATACCGCGGCTAGGCATGGCAGGAGCCATACCACGACGAGCTGCCATGGGGGCACCACGTGCTGAAGCACGCTCAGGGATAATACCCCCAGCTGCCTTCTTCACTGTACCGCCTTTTTTAAGCTTCAGTTCAACTGAAGGCTCAGTGGTTTGCATCTTAGGCATAGGTTTGAACTGTCCCATGATGCTCCCCTTAAGCAAAAGCTTTGTAAACGATTGTTACACGGCCTGCGCCAGCTGTTGGTGCAGTGCTTGTATAAGCGTAGGTCAATGTGGCGTAGTCCACATCGGAAGTACCTACGTTAGCCCAAGCGCTGTACACACCAGTTGTAGCAACTGAAGCACGACCAGCAGCAGCAACGCTAGTTGCGGCAACATACGCTGCAGCAGAACCAGTTTTGCCAACGGTAACCAAGTCAGTACCTGCAGCATCAAACGCTGTAGTCACATCAATATTGATGTCAACGATTTGCGAGCCAGCAGGGATAGTGCCAATAGTTACAGTGGTGCTAGTGTAATCGAATGTTGTAGTAATTGCGGACAGTTGACCTGCCGAATTAGTTACTGCATTATTGTATGCCATTGTCTTTTCTCCTTAATACGCGGGGGCCGTAGCCCCCACTTGGGTTTAGACGCCGGGTGTACCGAACATTGCGCGCCAATCAGTCCAACCAATGTCATAACGCTCAGTGGCTTTATAACGCATTGAGTCGGTCTCAAAGTCGCCTTCCATGGTCTTTTCCAAGCCACGGCGCATCATCAACTTCATGCCTTCAGGGGCATCAGTCTGAACCCACCATGCTGTGGCGGAAGTCAAACGAGAGATGACAGAAGCACCTTCGGGCATCAAACCAATAGATTTAATTGGGTTGATGTCGTTGTTGGCTGTACCAGCACGAAGAACGCTCTTCAACAAAACTTCAGCTTGGAAGACGTTACCAGGAGCAACCACCAACTTCAGGGGCTGCAAGCGGATCTTCTTGCCGTTGTTGTCCACAGCTTGACGAACTTGGATCAACATTTGTTCCAAGGAAGTCTGGCTCAAGTTAGCTGCAGTGTTCAGCAAGTTGCTTGCTGTGCCGCTAACCAGTGGGTGAGAAGAGGAGTTCAACTGAACACCGTCGCCGCCAGCATATGCTGAGTTGAACGCTTGGTTCAACACGTTGGCTGCCAATGTCTCTTTGGTTTCCACCAAAGATTGGGCCAAATGCTTAGCGTAAACTTGACCGATACGGATGTGGTCGCCGTCTTCAACCAAAACCTTTGTCAATGCGAAGGCCAAGCCATACACATTGTAGAGGTAACGCTTGAGGAACAGCACGCCACCTTGTTGGTAAGCAACAGGGCTGCCGTCAGGCAACTGAGGTGCTGCACCAAAGCCGTACAAGACAGGCTCTTCGTGGTAGTTACGTGGGATACCTTGTTGTTCACGGAAGACCGTGGACCATTCGTCCGAACGTTGATCGTAGACACCGTCGAAGCATTCATTCAGAATTGGTTCGACGATACTACGAAAGTCGGTACTGCGCATTGGAGCTGCCATGGTTCACTCCCTCCTTAAACGGCGTTAACGGACGCATTGAACTGCGACTCGTTGATGGTTACGCGAACAATTGTGTACGCATCGCCCCAAGCATTGTCGGGGTACGGGGCCAAGTCACGGATCAACATTTGTGCGCTATTACCAGCGCCAACCAATGTGGTTGACAAGGTGCAAGCAGACAAACCAGTTGTGGCCGAGCCAGCAGTGGTGTTGCTCAGATCAGCCATGTCGCCCACGGCAGCTTGAGTCAATGAACCATCAGCTTGGATCTCATACACAATGTTGGGATCGTTGTAGTAGTAAGCCACGCATGTACCAGCTGTATAGGCTGTGTTAGCAGGCCAGTAGTTGGATACACGAGCACGACCAGTAGTGTCAGTCCACTGAACGCCGTCAAAGGCGCCTTGGAATGCATCACCGGCAGCGGCAACGACGATTGTACCTGCGGTAGCCAACTTTACGGGTTGACCTTTCAGGATGTTACTGGCATAGCCAGAAGCGATACCGCCAGCCAAGGTCACAGCACGATCCAACCCGGAGGGATGATATGCAGGACGAAGACCGAACGGCGCATTAGTTGAGCTCATAATTGAGTCCTTTCAAAATTGAAATAAAAACCCCATCATGCTTATTCAAAAACAGGACGTGATTTAACTTTTGCATCGAATCCCATGCCATCGCCTTCAATTGAAACCAATGTCTTGCCATTGCTATCGCGTTCACCCAGCAATTGTTCTTGCTGAATCTTAATCTTCTGTTGCTCTTCCATAGGAGCCAGATGATGAAGTTCATACATGAGCTCTTGATAAATGTCTTCAGGCAATTTATACAAAAGCATCTCGTTGCAAGCAACAAAACCTGTGTGTTCGCCAGCCTTCACTTTCAAATGCTCAAAGCCGGGTAGTTCTTCGGCTTTTACTGGTTCATAGCCCAGTCGCATACGCTTGTGAATTGGGTCATATTGGTTGGTAGAAGACAACCAGCATAGGTGGTATCCCGGAATCTCGGGAGGGGTCGGAAGCGCCTCTTGCAGCCACTCCGAGCGGAACATCCTACGACGCTCCTCGGAAGAAACAAAGTTTTCTTCAGGTGCAGCACGTGATGCATCTTGCATTGCGCGACTCTCACGTCCTGCGTTGGTATTCTTTTTGATACGATCGTCCATGATTATTTCCGTTTCTGTTGTTTGTCATATTCTGCGAACTTGCGAATCATTTTGTTTCGCTGTGCAATGTTGTCCCACATGCCAGCCTCTTTAATGGCGGCAACGCGCTTAGGGTCAACGATATATTCGTTGGCTCTTGTAGTCGCGGTGGTATCACGTCCTGAACTTGTCACAACAGACCTCGGTCTTGGGTTTCTCGTACCATTACTATACCCCGAATTATATCGGTGTGGTAAATATTTTTGTAGTCTGTCGTCGAGCTCTTCCCAATAGTCGGGAAGTGCTGGGTCGTAGCCTTCTTCGGTCAACGCCACGTCAATGGTCTGGGCAATCTTAGAATCTGCATCCTTCAATTGGGGGTCATACCATTTATTCTTATCGATCCAGTCGGCGGCCATTTTCTGGACCATCGGATCTGGAGCTTTAATGTTCTGTGAGGTTTGCGTGAGTTGCTTGTTAGCATTTTCACGTAAAGCCTGCAATGATTCGAGCTGGCGTTGGCTTTCATACCAAAGTTGTTGAGCCTTGGTAACTTCCTCACCATTTCGAGCATTGACAGCCTCTTGCAGCTTCATCTTGGCGTACTCAAGCCTTGTGCCAGCATCATCAATGGCCTTATCGACCCTTGCTAGCTCAGCGCCAGAGGTACGTTTCTCCAAAAGTGCCACACGTTCTGCCATTTGCGAGTTTTGCTTGCGCAAAGCTGTGATCAAATGGTTAGATTCGCGTGCTTTTTCACGATGAAGTTGCTTCTTGAGCTTGCGCTCTTCACGGCGTGCGGCCCTTATGGCCTCTCTATCCGGATCGTCTGTGGTAGAACCTTCACCATTGTCGTCTCCGGGTCCCTCAGCGTCATCTGATGCATCAGATATGCCATCTTCATCATCATCTTGGTCGTCAGACTGGGGATTATCCATGCCAGAAGGCAATTTCACGATCGCGGAGCCGTCTTGGGACTCTTCGATCTGCATTTCCAACTTATCAGTAGGTGTCATTTGTTATCCTTTCAAAGCTTTAGATGAAAGCTTTAATATCACGAGGGTCGCCAGTGACTTTGCCAATGAGTTCGTGATCATTGAAGAAGGTAAAAAGGCATTTGCCTTCTGCGCCTTGCGCATCTTTGAAATCAACTTCCCATCGATCGCCGCCCCACTTAGGTACGCGCACAAAATCGCCTACCTGCGCCCATGCGCCTTCAGGCCATGCTTCCATGGACTCGCGCTTTTTAAATGCAAGAGGTCCGATTGCAATGACTTTCCCAACTTGGGTATTCCATTTCTCGGTCTCTTTGGTTTCCTGTGGAATAAAAATTCCAGCAGATGAGACTTTTTCTTTAACTGCACGAAGCTGCACAAGAATCCTTGCGCCGTAGGGTGCCATTAAAGGGTCTATGGTAGGAAACGCTTCTTCAAGCGTCTGTTCAACGTCATTCGACATTTTTTTCCTCTTCTAAGAGTTGGTTGATGATAAGCAAGGCTTCCTCCAAGCCTTGGTGCTGGCCGACTAAGCGCTGATAGGCTTCGAATGTGACTGCATTTCCCTCTACGAGGGATTCAGCAATTCGCTCTTGTCTTTGCTTAATTCGACCAATGAAATCTGCAAGTAGGGCCATGTTTAGCGGCCGCGACCTGCAGACTTCTTCACGGGTTTAGCAGAACCGCCACGCTTCATGGTTGCGATTTTGCCAGCTGCGCCCGGTGCGGGGCGAGCAAGTGGTGGGGGTGCTGAGCCACGTGCAGGCAAGTTTGCCACGCGAGATTCAGACATCACACTTCCACCAGATTTGTATTTTTGAATAACACTCTTGCCCTTGGCTGTGGCTGCGGATTCACCTGCCCCCATTGCCAAGCGTTTATGCAAGTTAATTCCTTCATCAGCCATTTTGAGCTCCTAGGGTTTGTTGAATTAAGTTTTGCGCTTCCAGAGCAGTTTTGACTTGCTCATGCTGTAAGTTAGCGGCGTCGCGCGTAAGCGCCGCTGATTCCAGTCTTTCCTTGGTCAGATTGTTCTCAGTATTCTTGGCCATGTCGGCTTGGAGTTTCTGAGTTGCAATCTGCGCCGTTTGCTGAAGCTTTGCAGCTTCAATTTGCATCTCGGCTTGGTCCTTGGTCGCGCGGCGCTGTGTTTCTGCCATGCTAGTTTGAACAAATGCCTGAGTTGCAGGATCCATAGGCGGTTGGCCTGACAATTGCTTAATGGCGGCAATTGCTTTCTGGATGATGGGTGGCAATGCCTTGAAGGTCTCACCGGTATCTTGGTGAACGTGCTGAGCAACGGCGGCCAACAACTGGTCCGCGCCTTGCGGCAAGGTTTGCTCTTTCAAGACATTGAAAGGGCGATTCAAGGCCGCTGAGCTGTATGAATCCACTTGGTTAAGGTACCACATGGTCAAGTGCTGCTTCAAATGCTCCAAGCACAATGGGATGAAAGCCGGAGCCATGATGGGATTTGCACCATACATCGGGTCTTGCAAATAATCCAAGTGAACTTGAATATGAGCCAAGTGATCTTGCCTTGGGAACGCACCGGCGTGGCGGCCAAATGTCATGGCCACGTTTTCCAGTGCGGGGTTCATTTCCTTCACCTCATTGGGATCAGGCAAAACCTCATTGATGTCAGGCAACTTGATTTGCTTAAGGATTCGCTTCTCAACAGCAAGGCGATTGTACAAGTCAGGGTTTGCCTGAGCCCGTGCAGCCAAGGTCTGGATCTGCGCGTACCGTTGCGTTTCAGCAAAGATATGAGGGTCAGACACTGGAACGATGTCTGAGTTTCTGCTAAAGTCTTCCTTGGTAACTTCCAAGTCCTCGACCATATCGCCTTTGACTTGCTCATCCAAGTACCAGTTGTTCAGGCGGGCAATGACCTTCAACACGCGGCGCTGAGAGTCATGCAAGCGTGCATGCACTGCGCTAAACACCGCGGCGCCTTGCTCAATCAAAGCTTGTGTAGTGCCAACCGGCGCATTGCTTGTGATGTCAGCAATCTTCTCTTCACTGGTGGTGACCACGCCCTTGGCAGCGTTGGATAACCAACCAAGAAGTTCCAACAGCACAGGAGAGGGCTGGTTAAATGGCAATGGCATGGCAATCTTACGAATGTCATCCACACCTGGTGCGCCTTCAATCTCACTGACCTGCGTAGGCTCAATGGTCAGCGACTGGCCCGATATCTTAGCCCCTTTGAGCTTAAGCATTGTGGGAGCCGTAGTAATGTGTGCAGAATCCAGTAAAGCACGTAAAGCGCCGGTAAGAGCAGCAGATAGGCCACCAATAAGATGCGGTAAGCCAATTGCATAAGCACCTCGCCATGGAATGAACTTGAACTCAATCAACCAGTCCAACTTGGCCATGGTGTCATCACCATCTTGCCAGTTGCGGTACAAGCCAACAACCTCGGTTGTCAGATCATCGACCATCAAGATGTAAGGTGCGCGCTTTCCATCTGAGTAATTGTCATCATCCAGTGAAAGCCAAGTGTAGATGTGGTACACACGGCGGACGCCGTCCACGTTATCAGCTTGGCTCTTACGACCCTCGATCTTATTGTTTGCCTTTTCTGCCTTAGACTCTTCAGGCTCCATCGAGGCGCGAACAATGTCGATGTCGATGTACAGACCGCTGTCAACGCGCTCTTCAAAAGTCTCTTGCGTAATGTCTTGGACTTCCGTTACGCGGCCTGCAGTGTAGAAGTTAACCGCTGCAAATGGCAAATACACGTTGTCAATTGGTACGAACTCAGCGCATGGACGGCGCTTAACTTCGTCGTACCAGATCTTCATGTATTGGCTACCACCAAGCGGCAACTGCGTCAGCAACTGCTCTTCTTCATCGCGGTATTCTTCAATCTGCTCCGTGAGCTGCCAGTTCATGTAATCGCGCTTACGTTCGGCGCGATTGACCTTTTCATCCGTAGTCTCACCAAGAATCTTGGTTTTAACCGGACCATCTGGTGGGAATAGTTCTTTAATGGCTCGAGCTGAGAAGTCAACGCAAGCTTCAGCCATAACTGGGTGGACAACCTTGCTGGCGCCGGTAAACTGGGCACCACCCGGTGCGTCATGGCCTAAGCCAGTACGACGCAAGCCTTCTTCATATTGCTTATCACGCTCTTCACGAGCTTCTTTGTCTTTCTCAATCAGCTCAACATACTTGTGAGCCAACTTGCTCAGGTCGTAGCTGGAAAGTACATTGGCTAAGTTCTCGTAGAAGTCAGGCTCACCCTCAGGACCCTTGGAACCATCATCCATGCGCACAATGGCCGAGCCATCGGGCAATTCTTCTACTTCAGGCGGAGACTCTTCCATCTCATCAAACATTGTGAGAGCGGATGGCCCAGCGGCTTCGGCTTCTTCGTCAGTCATGGGCTCGATAAAACGATCGAAGTCCGGTGGGATTGGCATCTGTGTGGCCATAAATTATTTTCTCCGCATCATAAGTGCATACCGCATTTGGTCTGTAGTCGGATTTTGTTGGACTATACCACCATTTGCCTTCTTGATGAAGGCTTGACCCGGCGTTTGTGTGCGAGATGCACGTTCAGCCTCCGCTTGTACGAGATCTTCCAGCTCGGCTTGTGACTTAGCACGTTGCCCCAACTGAGCTCCAACCGCGTTGTTGTGGGTATCCATACCATAGTCGGCAGGCATTTGCCCGCCAAACAGAGTTTTGACAGCTTGAAGCGGGGAAGTCGTGAACTCATGGGCTTTGCCTAAGAACTCAGCCACTCCTGGGCCATACTTTCGTGAAAGAGTACCTGCAGCCAACATATGTCGTGCCGCATCACGCTGGTCGTTCTGCCCTTTTTGGCCGGGGTACATCTCATAGGCCACAGTCTCCGAGTAAGTCGGGACACTGAACAGCCAAGGAGTCTTGACTTCGGGTTTCTTGACTGATCCACCGGCTTGGTAGCCACGAACTGGACCACCATCAGCATTGCCTTCGCCATCACCCATGTCACGGTATCTTGTGGCGAGGTCACTTAACACAATTTCAAGCGCTCGCAGCAATTCAGGTGACCAGTTGTACTCAAGTGAGGCCATACCCAGAAGATCTTCAAACGCTTGTACGCCACCTTGCTGTAAGTCACGTAAATGTCTATCAATCTGACGTGCTGCAACTTCACCTGTTGCGTAATCCCCGTATTCAGACTCATCTAGTATATTCGCAATGTCTTCTGCCGCGCGCATATACTGTTGCGCAGGCCTATTCGCAACAATATTTACGCTTTGATTTGCAGGTTGCTGCGTTTGCGTAATTCTGTCAGCAAGATCATTCAACGCGCTAACAACCGCAACATGTTCATTAGCTGCATTTACAGCGCGTAATGCTTGTGCATAGCCTATAGGGTCAAGACGAGGGTTGGTGCGTTCTGCTATGCGATACGCAATAGTGCTAACACGTTCTACCACAGGATCAGGCAACGCAGCAGACATATCACCCATTACAGCATCGACCATGCCGGCAAAGTCAAAGGGTTGTGTTGCAGGTTCAGCTGCGCGAACTTGTTGCCGCGCGTCAGTCTCCATACCTTGCAGAATATGGTTTAGGTTCAATGCTGTACGCTGCGCAGCACGATCACGCTCTACGGGAGGCAAACCACGCAAAACTTCATGGTCAAAGGTGCCATCATTCAATGCTTGAACAGTGTCACGCAGGTCAGCTATATCCGCGCCCGCCTCATTTGAAAGACGTATTGCAAAGTCTGCAGGGCTAAATTCAATGTAGTTTGCGCGTTCACGAAGTGCTAACGCGTACTCACGACGCTCTCTTTCAGTTAAGGCGATCCACGGACTGTTTGCAGTTTGATCTGCTGGATTGCTTAAACCATTTGCCAAGAAACGCAAGTCATCAGGATTTAATTCTGGATCATTCAATGAATTTTCAAGTTGAATCATGGCGTCGTTGCGCTGATTAGCAAGATCGGCCTCGCGAGGTTGCGCAGCTTCTTCAGGCTCCCAATCGCGCATGTATTCACTTTCCATGCGATCAGCAAGTTCGCGCAAGATAGTTTCACTACTGTTTAATGCAACAGTATCCGCAGCACGGCGTAATTGCGCAATGAACACATCAGTGTCATTTGCCGGATCAATGCCTAATTGCTCAGTGATATTGCGAATCTCAGAGCGTACCTCATCAGCTGTAGTAGTGCCCCAATCTCTATCAGCTTCCAACGCCGCGTCATGCGTCATGCGTAAGTAATCAGGTCTTTGCGCTTGTGCGGGTTCAGCTCTTTGCGCAAATGGACGTGGCCGCGCAGCTTCTGCAGCTTCAAACCTTTGACGTTCAAACGCAAGATCAATGTGTCCGCGCACATCATCAAGTAAATCCTGAATACCTTCAGCAATCAAATTGGCTGCGATTCTAGGGCTATTGGCGTATTCGGACTCAAGATCATACAAAAGCTGCGCAAGATTGCCTGCAGCGGTAAGAGGATTACGCTCAGTAGCAAGCGCGTAATTAAAGTCATTACGTACGCCTTCAAAGAAAACTTCAGCTAGTCTAAAATTGTCACTTTCTCCGGCTTCTGCAAATTGCGTGCTTAAAGAATCCAATACCCCGTCAATTGCTGACGATACACCACCTTGCAAATAAGCTTCAATACTTTCGCTTGGGCGCTGATTTGCAATAGCAGGTGCTTGTGCGCCGCGCGCTTGAACGTCAGCAATGTAGTTACGTAAATCAGCAAGCGTAACAAACCGTGGCAATTCATTAAGATTAAGATTTCTAAACTCTGCAGTTGTTAAGCCTGTAGCGCGTGCTAAATTAAATTCATCGGCATGCGCAAGATCATAAATGCCAAGATTACCTGCAAGATCAGAACCGGGGCTATTAAGTGCATCGCTGCGACTATTTAAATACGACTTAATGCCTTGTATATATTCAGGTTTAACCTCACCATTTTTAAGACCTGATGCAAAACCAATATTAAATTTGCCAGGTGTAGCTCGATTTTTTTCCAATTGAAATGTTGCAACAGGTATGCCAGTTGAAATATCGCGAAAACTAACTATTTCATCGCCTTTTTCAACAGCATTAGCATATGCTTGTCTTGGTGACCCTGCGTTAGGGTTACGCAAGCCTGTGGCAACATCATACGCAGGCTCATAACTACGATTGCCAGTATTTGGGTGCCAAAGGTTTGGCTTATTTTTTGCTGACCCGCCTTCACCAACGCAATGATCCAGTGCAGTGGTATCTTCACTTATTAACTTACGTATTTGTAAAGGCTCAAACGCATCAGTGATTTCTAATGCGCCAACGTTGCCGAAGACTTTATCATTAGGTATGTACGTCTCAGCAGACTTTTTAAATTGCGCATCAACTTGCTTTTTATACTTATCTGCTTCAAGTTGCATACGCTTTTCTTCAGCAATGCGCGCTTCTGCCGTAGAACGTATATAGTTTTCGACGGTTGTCTTTGACACTTTGTCTAATGGTATTGCACCTGACATAACATCATTGTAAAATTTAAGTGCAAGATTTCTAAATCCAAGATTCTGCAATGTTAGCCTGTCTGCAGTATATACCTTTTCATTACCAGGAGTTTTTAGTAATGAGGGATAGAATTGCAATTCTTTATATTTAAGATTCTCTTTTAAGTCTTCTGCTGTAGTTGCATGAATTGCTAGATCAGCTGCAGTCTCATACGCAGAGCCAAGTCGTAAGTTGTTTACAGCTTGTTGATGTTTACGCACAGCATTCTCAGCTTTAGCTTCTATGCGAGATGCTTCGGCAAAAGGCGCGTATTGCCCAACGTTAGGGCCTCCTTGCGCGCCATATCCCAATGAATGCGCCAAAGTTTCTTGCGCAATCTTATTGTCTTTTGCAATAAGTGCCTGCGTTTCTAATTCTTGCAATTGTTGCTGTGCTGCTATAAGAGCTTCATCAGTAGATGTAAGTGCAGGCATACCTGCAGATACGCGTTTAGCGCCTATCAGACGTGGCGATACATTTGCAGCATCTGTTACTTTTGAAGGGGGTAAAAACGTTAAGCCTTGACGGGCCAATTTTGCAGCTGGCTCATCAGGTGTGCCAACTTTTTCATTAATGTAATTAGTAAATTGCGAGTTAAGCCAATTGCTTGCAGCTTCATGTCTTGCGGTAATTTCCTTAGCAGTAGGTAAATTGTGTGCAGCTTTAAATTGCGCGCCTTCAGGTGTTTGCAAAAACTCGTCATACATTTGCAACGTATGCGGCGCAGAAGCTTCTTTATTTGCAAATAACGTCTTATACGCTTGCAACGCGTCCGCAGGCGTAGGTGCATCTGGATACATCTCATTAGCTTTTTGCTTTAGAAAATTAGCAAAAGCTTCACGTGCAGGCGCGGTGGCTTCAGTTTGCAAAATGCGATCTTGAATTTCTGTTACCGCTTGCAATGGTGTAATTGTAGGATTGTCAATAACGTCATTTACAATGTCTTGCGCAGGCATATGCGTTGCAGCATCAGGGCTTGCGGTTTTAGGCACCGCAGCATTTGTAAGCCTTGAGCCTGCAGGCCGCATGGCGTATAGCTTAGTGTTCATTGGCTGCATGGAAGCGGGAAGCCCAGGGATGGGTGGCAACCCTTGCATTTCCCTTTGCGCCATGATGTCACCAACGTTTTCAGCCACGCCTTGCAGCTTGGCGCCATAAGTTGGCTGACCCGTAATAGGGTCTAACTTCTGCAAACCTGATTGCGCATTAGCAAAGTCGGTGGGAATATCGCGTACTTGTCGGCCTATGCGCGTGGCCTCAGCGCCCATAACCCGCAGATCGTTAGGGGTTAATGCTGGGCGGCCGGTTGATAGGTGCCCAAGGTACGCAGGCAGCTCGGCCATGTACGGGGCAATCGCGCCTGCGAATTCCTGAGTCATTGGCGTTTGCGGCGCATTCTGTTCCATGAACTGCTTGGCAACTTGCTCGGCGTATGCCGGTGCTTTGCCCGAGGTGTATGTACCAGCAGGTGATGTGAGTATGCTTTCGCCAACGCCTTTGACTGCAGCCACAGCAGGAACGGTCACAATGCCTGCAGCCTCGCGCATGGACTTGGCCATCATCAGCGGATTGAACTTGGTGGCCAACTCGGTGAAGTTGCCTGCAGCTGCGCCTAAGGGATCAGGTTTGCTTTGCGCTTGGGGGATTGGTCGGTCGTAGCCGGGGATTTGAGCTGACAGAGGCTGGTTCTTTTTGACCAGCTCCAGTTTCATTTGATCTAAACTAGGTGTGCCATCATCGCCCACATAGTTACCTTGCTCATCGTAGATTGCTGCCATGTGCGCACCTTATGTTAGACTGCGTAAGGGTTTACCCTTCTTGGACGATCTTCATCATAGTCGTCTTCCGGATTGTATACCGGGTCGATCGAAATTAACCCTAAGTCTCGCAAAAGTCTTAAAGCTTGAGATGTGGAGTCCACCAAGTCATCGTGCCGGACTTCGGGGAACGAGCACAGCTGCGCGATCAAAGGCTCGGCCCAATCACGAGCCATGCCCGGGTTGACCGAGGACTCGGGAATGTAAACCCTACCACGTTGGATGATGGGAGCCACGATGTTCAGACGTGTAGTCTTGTCCGCGTTCCCGGGATTGTAGCTTCTCACAGGCAGGCCGGCACGTTGCAGATCTTGGAGGAGCTGGGTGCCGGCTGACTTGTCCTCGATCAGGATCATGTCCACCTTCTTCCCGTGACCAAACTCATTCTCATCGCCGTAAATGGCGCTGGACTCCTCGATCACCTTGGGTCGCAATTCAGGGTACTGCATGTACTCTTCCCAGCAATCGATGAGCATCACAGACATTGGCTTGTCGGGACTTGGCCTAAAGATACCCCACACTGTGCAGGCAGTTGGATCGTTCTTGGTCTTGTCGCTGGTTGCGCAGTCATAAGACTGCAGCACGTATTCGAATCTCGGGAGAGGCTTCTCATTATCCCAAAGCTTGAACCATGGGCGCTTGATGATACCAGCTTCTTCGGGATCCAAGATCTCGGCGTGAATCTCTTGTCTGCCGAGCTTCGTGCCTTCGTACTGCAAGATCTGCGCTTGGAACGAAGGAGCGAGGTTGTGGAGGTTATCGTACGTGCTGGCCTTGGTACATATCACATCCTCCCCATCTCTGTTCACCAGATCCACGATCAATGGCTTGGGCTTAGGCGTTGTGGTGCATAGCATCTTAGGCTTCTGACCTAAGCGCATGCCGAACTGAATCATGTCCCACGACTCGTCAAGGTAATCCCATGCAGCAAGCTCGTCGAACCAGCCTCCATGGAACTGCGGGCCTCGGAAGCGGGACGGCTCGGACGCAGGGATCCCTTTAATCAGCGTGCCGTTGATGAGGTAGATCTCATGGAGTGATCGTGTGTAGTGATCGACCAACTGCTCTGGGATGACGGTGATTAGACCTGAGTCGCCCTCAAAGCAAACGTCGCGGACATCGGACGATGTGGGCGCGGAGACAAGCCATCGAGTCTTGGGGTGAGTCCAAGCTTCCCACCACAGCCACTCGGCAGCTGCGCGGGTCTTGCCTGCGCCTCGGCCAGCCAGCAAAAGCCAAATGTTCCACCAATCGCCTTTGGGCGGAACCTGATGGTCATTGGCTACCGTGAGCCACTTCTGTCGAGCTTTGTGCGCAGCTTTACGCTCAGGCGCCATGAGGTTAAGATTCGGACCTTTGCGGATCCGATCAGCGAACTCATTTGCCTTTGCTTGACTTAGCATCTGCTTGCCGCGTTGCTAGGAGATCATCCAACAGGTTTTGTGAGAAGTCATGGATCATGTCCACCTCGATCGGCCCATCATTCTTGCCTGTGACCTCGACTTTGGAGTTCTCACGGTATTGCTCTGGGAAGCGTGCTGCCATGCTTCGGCTCCACAACCCAGTGTTGAGTCTCGGCCCGCCGGGGTTCTCAACCATGTGATTCTGGGCTAGCTCTTCCCAGTAGCATAGCGCATCAAGTCGTGCTTCTTCCAACGCTGCCCGAAAATCGTCATGCGCACCTTCCCAGTTCTGAAGATTGCGCCACCCGATGTTGAGTTTAGATGCGATTTGCCAACGCGATAAGCCCTCTTTTCCAAGGGCTACGATCTGGTCGCAGTATGCTGGGTCGTACTTTGACGGACGGCCCAAGAACTTTCCGTTCTTAGATGGTGTCTTTGTAGTCATGTGCGGATTTTAAACATAAAGTTGGAAGTGTGTACATTTATTTGGGGCAGGTTACAGGTTACAGGTTACAGACCGTCCAGAAAACTATATATATACACATATACTATATATCTAATATCTTTTATAAATATTTAGTAACCTACTGTAACCTTGTAACTTTTCAATCTGGATAAGGCTTTGCGAGGTAACAGTTTGGGTTACACTTTTTTGAAGTTACAGTGCTTGACAATTAAAAACTCCCGTTTTGTTCTAATTCACGTTGAAGTGCGTCCTCAGTTCTCGTGACAACCTGTGACCAAGTGGGCTCAAACAGTTTGTGCTGTGTAACCTCTGGCGTGATAAATGTCGTGTATCTTCCGGCCTTACCGTGCACTTTGATCATGCGGCTTGGGTCAAGCGTCCCTTGGGGTTGCAGAGCTTTTCGGATATATTGCGCCTTTGCCTTGCTGTCGTGGCCCCAACGCTCACACAAAATTTGCAGCTGCGGGGCTGTGAAAGCAGCAATCCCGTCAAGGTGATCGTTGACCCAGTCTTTAAGCTCAAGGGCAAAAGCTTCAAGGGGGGTCTTGGACAATTGGATCGCAGTCTCACGATACTGAGTTCGCGGTGCAGCATGCTTAGGATCAAAGCCTGATATATCACGATTCATGTACCAATTCAGCATGATGCCAAAGCCCTGCTGCTGATGTGCCCACCGCATCAAAGCAACGACCTTGGGGTGAGTTTCTTTATTGGATAAGCTGGCCGGACTATAGATAGCTTCACGCCTTGCGGTATCACCCATGTGTGTGACGTAGCTCTTATTAGTCGTGAATACGAAGTTAATGTAGTTGGTGATGGAGTACTGGGCACCATACTTATTGTTGATGGTTAGCTCATTAGATGTGATGTAGTTCTTAAGCTTCGCCGAGTGGTCATCACGATCTGACGAGGGCTCGTTCACGACTATAAAGATCTTACCCTTTAACATGCCGTTGAAGTTGCCAAATAACTCATCAGGCCCGATCACTGCTGCAGGCCCGCCTTCTCCAACCCCAAGCATCTCGGCAATAAACTCGGCGATAGCTGATTTGCCGATGCCCTCAATGGAAGAAGCGAACTGCGGTGTGGTGTAGTTCCTTCTCCATGGGAACTGGACAATATTGGCGACCCAGTTGTGCCAGTACTCGGCAAAAGCCGGCTCATCTCTAAAGAAGTATTCACAAAACTCAAGGTAAGGCCGTGGATCACCGGCTGTAGGCTCATTGGACCAGTCCTTGAACAGGTTGTAATGCCGTGTCGGGGTGATAGTAAGCCCTTGATACTCGGGATACATGCCCACGCCATCCAGATCACACCGCTTTGCCCAGTCCTTATAGGCATCCAAGATGTAAATGGTCTTGCTGCTGGTGCCACCGTTCGGTCGTTGCGTGACTTGGACAAAATAATCCTGTGCCGCGTCAATCCGTGCCTTGTTCCAGCTCAAAATCAAACCATCTTTGAGCCTGATCACGTCGCCGTTGATCAACGCGTACTGGGTTTTGAACTCATAAAGCTTGGTCTCCAAGGTATCTATGCCATTCATCACCGTGCTGGTGCTTGTGAGAACCTGAGCCAAGTTGCCACCAGCCTGAAGATGGTCATCAATAGCGTATTTGCTACCTTTTCCCGATCCGAACCTGCCAACGCGGCAAAGGTGTACCTCAGCGCCAAGCCCTCGGAGGGTGACAGCAAGCTTTGTTTCGGCCATGCCAACCTGTTCATTGGGCTCACCATCCTCACCTGCCCCGTCATAATCAAAGACAATGTAAACCTTGCGATGCTTCTCAGCGAAGCTGGTTTTACGCTGCCAAATGATCTTCATCAGGTCCTTGTGGAGGTGCAAGCCCGACTTGTCTGTCCAGCTTGTGACTCCGGCCAGACCTAGGGTGGCGTAGTTCAGTGAGTCCTTGTTAATTTGCTTGGTGATGGCCCAAGTTTTGAATTCCCCTTCCGTGATGATGATGGGGATGTCTACATCCTGCGCGACCTGCTTCCAGCTCACCGTTGGCGGGAAATAGACGTGACTGCCACTGGCTCGAGCCTGCGAGTACTTCATTTTGCCCTTCGGTGTCAGAATCCTGACCCGATTGAAGCCGGTTTCTTGGCCTTGCATATCAAAATACGGGATTTTGATGCTCCACTCACGAGTGTGGCCTAGTAATTGGTAACATTCCTCTGGATCAAGGAGGGAGAGGCCCAAGGCCTGAATGTCCGAGTCCTCAAATGACCTTGCAGATAGGAAGTTAGTGTATAATTCGCTTGGCTGTGTTATTAGTGATGAGAAACCTGATGGCATGGTGCTTTTCTTTGCAGGAATGCTATTTTATAAGGGCTTAGACTTACCTCTAGGCCCTTTTCTTTTGCCTCGATGAAGGCTTTATTAGGTATGGGGGAGCTTGGCCAATGGTGGCCATGTGTATTGTCAATAGTCATAATGATCCAATTTGCTGATGAAAATCTACCCTATCGGCAGACGGTGGGGATTGGTACTATACATCAGCTCCGCAGCGGTAAAAAAGTATTTCTTTTCTGTCTTTTGGGAAAGTGTTACCTCGAGAAACAAAAGTATACAGAAGCACTAACTGCTGCAGTTTTTGAATACTCAGGTTTTCAAAAATAAATGCAAAAAAGTTGAAAAAAGTTACCCGAACCTGTGTTCAATCACGAGAATGGCCGTATAATTCACTTACAGCAACACACTTCAGATTGCTGTAAAACTTAACTGACTTTTGAAAGGTATTTAATCATGGCACACTTAATCGCAACTACAGCATCCGGCAAAGCAGCAATGGCCTATGTTGGTGAGACTCCTTGGCATGGTCTTGGCCAGCAGTTGACTGCGGACTCAACCATTGAAACATGGGCCGAAGAATCTGGCCTTGACTTCCAATTGGCTACCGCAGATGTTGAGTTCACCCCTCCTGCCAGCGTGTGGAACGGCTTCAAGGCTCAGTCCTTGCCTTATGACGGCAAGAAAGTTATGTACCGCACTGACAGCAACATGCCTCTCGGTTTGGTGTCTAGCCAGTACAAGATTGTGCAGCCCATCGAGGTGTTGGAATTCTTCCGCGACATGGTCGGCAATATTGCGCACTTGGAAACAGCCGGTGTCCTGCGCAATGGCGCCCA